CACGGTCGGCACGGGGGCCGACCGTGCCGCCGACCGTGCCGACCGTGCCGCCGACTCTGCCGCCGACTCTGCCGCCGACCGTGCCGCCGACCGTGCCGACCGTGCCGCCGACTCTGCCGCCGACTCTGCCGCCGACCGTGCCGCCGACTCTGCCGCCGACTCTGGTTCTCCGGTCAATAGCAGTTCAAAGTAGGCGATGGTCAGGTTCAGACATTCTTCAACCTGCGACCCGTATGGCTCTGCCCACTCTGCGCGATGCTCTAACTGGCGCTTGTGACGCGCAATGGCGAGTTTCCACCGAATTGGCTCCAGGTCAATTTCTGCCGGGATCGCCTCCCAAAACTGTTCCGGCCACTGCTGCGAACGCTCATCGCTCATGTTCTCAAACAGGGTGTCATTGAGACGCAGTAGCCATTCATCACAGCCGCTCTCCTCTGCAAAGCGCGGGTGATCGTAATAGCCAGCGCTGCACCATATCGAGCAACCCTTGCCGTTCTCGCCCGTCGCGCCCTTTACCAGTTCATCGGCCTGTCGGTGCATTCGCACGCGACCTAGGTATTTCTCTCTCGCTTCTGCTGTGACCATCTGTCTATTCTCCTTTTCCGACCTACTTGGTAATCTGTGCTACCAACCAGTCCTGTGCGCTCGACCTCGCCCCTGTCCATACCGTTTCTACCATCGACGGCCAATAGTCTGGCGTGTTCTTGTTCCAATAACGCGCCATGTCGATCATCAGCGGGTCGGCCTGGATGTGCTCGAAGCAGGCTTTCAGATCGAAACCCTTCAGCCCGGTGTCCGCAAGGCGCTGGATGATCTCCTCCTCGAGGGTGCGGGGTTTCATAGGTAGGATAAAACCTCCTGCCACGAGTTGTCGAAATCCTCCTGATCGTAGAAGACAGGTTGTCCATCGTCGAACCCCTCACATGTGCAGTCGTGGAAACGGACCTTCCAGAACCGGGAGAAGAGCAAGACATCGTTCGTCGTGCCGTCTCCGAGGCGTTGCAGGATCTCCTCGTCGCTCATAGATACCTGCTTGTCGTGTGTGTCGCTGTTGAGTTCACTGTTTGCTGCCAAAATGTAGGTAATCATTTCCCTGTCTCCTGTCCGCTTGTGATGATGATCTGGTTTCCGTCTGCCATCTCCCAAAATAGGAGGGCGGTTTCTGCGGCAGTCAGGCTGTCGGAGAAGACTTGCGCCTGCTCCAATCGCCTACTGCCGCGCTGATGGTAGGTGAGGGTGAACTGTTTCACGCGTACAGACCCTTTGGATTGTAGTCAGGCCATGCTGCTTCCATAAAAGACTCGATAGGGCCGGACATGTAAAACAGGAAGTCTCTTGCCATCATGGAGGATGGCTCCGGGGTACCGTTACGCGTCTCTGTGTAGAATGTGCGCATGGACTGCAAATCAGTGTAAGCGTGTTTCATCTGTCTTGTCTCCTCTGTGTTGGTTTGCAAACATTGGCGCTTGAGGAATCGAACCTCGTATCCGGTTGCGCCATCAGTCATTCAGTTGTCAAGGAACGTCTTGTTCGAGTGAACTGTATACATTATACATGGTAACAGTTATGATGTCAATAGCTACGGCGAACTATTTTCAATCTTTTTTTCTCGCCTTGCTTTGATGTACTCTCGCTGATACACAGGACACCATGATTTGTGAGGGATGCGGTCGCACGAGCAGGGTTTGAGTGTACGAAATGTAGACGCGTGAGCAATATTTGCCTGTCCACTCGCCCGCTTCCTGTCGCTCTTTCGCTGTCCAAGGAGGGACATAGCTTTACTGATGATCTCGCTGTCTTCCATGTTGATACTCTTTCTGTGGTCGGTTGATTTAGTGTGTTTTTGCCCGTTGCATTTTCGGCATAACGGTTGTATATTCGTAATCGAATGCTGCCCTCCACGGGAGAGAGGTATCACGTGATCCATTGTCAATGGCTTGCAACAGCCACAGGAGGCGCATTTGAAATCGAACAGAATGCAGATCAGTTCCCACTCATCCGATTTTACCTCTCCAGGGATGCCCATCAGAGCGACACGCCTGTTTTGAGTGCAGGCAATCGATGAGAAAGGGTTTAATTCTCTCGCTCGTTTCAGTGGAGCGTATTTGCACACCGAGCATACGAGCGATTTTGCGTTCAAATCCGACCCGTAAGGGTACAAATAGATTGATTTTATCTTGCCGCACACACGGCATTTCTTCCTGTGTTTTGCCATTTCATCCCCCTTCCTATATAGTATACCTGATAACCGTTATCTTCACAATATACTTCAAACGTCTACGCGTTAACGGTGTAAAGTGAAGAGATATTGCACTCTGGAAGGCTTTGGAGGTATACTGAGTGTGTCGTCCAGACTGGTTTACAATTTCATATCGTGTCGGGCTGATCCCCCGGCGCAGCGCCTCCTCGTCTCTCTGCCGGTCTGGACAACTTTTGAGAGTACGTAGGAGGCGCGTTCGTTTTCCAGACCAAAACAAGGAGTATCCGATGTTGCTTTCGAGGAGAGAGATGCGCGATTGCCAGGAGTTGATGCCCGGCATCGACTGCGGAGAGGGCGACAGGTTGTTTGCCCCTGCCAGCGCCACACGTGAGCAGATTGACGCTGTTCTGCGTTACCTGGTGGCCTATCGCTATCGTGTCAATGATCGCATGGACGCGTTCCGTCTGGCGATGCGGCTTCGGCGCTTCATGCGTACCGGAGAGCGATTCCCGCAAGAGGAGGGAGCGCTGTGAGAAGGAAGATCCGAACGCCTGTCATCGATGAATGTAGACTCGAAGGGATGCTCAGAGAGATCACAGGATTAGACGCTCTGGTAATCACTCCAGAGGGCAAGGTATCGATGCCCGACGATTCCACTATTGACCAGGACTTAGCCGTCCTGCACGGGCTGCTGGACAGCCACGATGCCAGCGCAGTGCGGGGCCGGTTCCTCGCCGGGAACTTCGTCAACCAATTCTGCTTCCGACATGGTGACAAAGCCGCCATACTCCAGCACAACTTCTCCGATCACGATTACAACCGACTACGCAAGTTCGCCCGCGTCGCCGCTGCGTGGGGATGGAATCCCGGCCTGACATGGGGATGGAGCTTCTATGAGGAGACGGCGAAACTCAACAGACAACAGCAAACTAAAGTCGTCGCCAAGTGGCACATGGGCAAATACACCATCGTTCACTTTCGAGCCGACAAAGAGTTTAACACTGTTAAGTTTTGTCCGACGTCGGACAAACGAGATCAAAACACGCCAAATCCGACGCTCTCTAATACTAAATACGTCGGATTTGGCAGCGTAGAGGACGCTCTCAAAGCGCTCGTGCAGCAGAGCAACTACCAGACCGTACAGGCGACCCTGGATGCTCTCAGAGAGCAGGAGGAGACAGACCAGTTCGCAGAGGAGGACGACTGACAGACTGCCACACCTGTGTAGGCGTACGTGCGCCTGATTAGCATGCCTCCTGTTGGAAAGATACCAACAGGAGACTGTCTCCGCTTAGTCAAGTACCTATCCTAGGAGTCCGCATCCCTGACCTGACAAGGCGCTACGAACCTCACTGCATCCCCGCGAGCGGAGCGTAGCGCGAGGTACATGCTTCTACAGCGGACACTCTACGAAACAGACCTTGTGAGAGATACCCTCTCTTGGGTGCATCACTTGGCGAGTTTAGTAGTCTAGCATGCATGATACCTAGTGATACGATGCATACACATCTGTCCCGTGCGTGCGTGATACCATAGGGCGAGACGGGGGGGTCTGTTGAGTGCGGGAGGGGTGGGGGTAGAGCGAGGGGAGAGAGTGTCGCGTTCATATGACAGGTACAAATTTTATCTAATTCGGTATACTGTGAGAAAGGAGAAGTGATGATGAAGAAGCAGGGATGGTTGGGGGTGGATGCACCGGCTGCGGAGGAGGTTCGTTTACTAGATCATATCAGTGACGGTTCGTATGCTCACGAGGGCAGGCTACAGAATCTGGAAGCAGCGTTTCTTAATTTGTCGATCAGGATGACGGCGGTAGAGAATGCGATACCTACGTTGGTTTTGGATCGTTCTTCTAAGGGGAAGGTGACTTCTTCGGAGGATCGTGTAAAGCAGTTGGAGGCGATCATGGCAAGCAAGAATCGTGAGATCAGCAACCTGATGAAACTCGTCGAGGATCAGCGCAAGACCATTGCGGATCAGGACCATAGGCTTGAGTTAATGACAAGGAGTGAGGCTTCCCACTATTCACCCGATATTCAGGAGGTATCGTGATGTCGGACGCTCTTATGGGGATGGTGGGGACGGGATTGTCTCTGATCGGTGGGATTGAGGGATTGATTTCGGGGGATGCGGCGAAGCATAGAGCGGAGGTTGCGGCGCAGAATGCGATCCGGGACTACCGTGGCAGTGCGAGTGCCGAGTTTCAGAACCTACTTGCAGGCGGAACTGCGGGTCTGGAGACACTGAGCGGCGGCTTGAACCATGCGCTTACTAATACTGGACGTTCTCTTGGCGCTTCCCTTGCTGGGGCCGGGGTTTATAATAGCACTGGCGCTGCTGGCGCGCTGGCGAACCAGGCGGCGGCTAATGCGGGTGTCGAGGGACAGTACTCCACCAATTTAGCCAATACCCTCCTGGGGTATAAGAACCAGACGGATGAGCATGCGGCGCAGATGCAGTACGGCTTAGCGACGAACGATCTGAACTATGCTCGTGAGCAGCAGGGCGGCAGTGTTGCGGGTCTGTCTCAACTCTTCGGGAACCTGGGTCAGATGAACTTCGGTAACGTCTTCGGCCATAATGGGGGTATGACCAATACAGATCCGCGTGCAACCGGCAGCGTCCTTCCGCCCACGAATGGTATCGTGCAGCCCATCCAGAACCAGTGGGGTGGCGGGGGTCTTGGTGGCGGGGGCGCGATGACAAACGGAGGTATTTTGCCATGAGTGACTTTCCCGCCATCCGGCCGCCCGACTACCCGCAGAACCCCTTCTCGATGATCATGGGCAAGATACCACCACCAGCAGGAGTTGCTCCACAACCTGCACAGTTTCCTGCCGAAAACAGTCTGGACTTCGCGCACAGCATCCTGGCGATGGTGAACAAGAAGGCTTTGCAGGACGGAAGTTACGACAGCACCGAAGATTTCAACAAGCTTCAGCAGGCTCTCCTGAAGGCAAGCACCGCGAAGTCTCCTTATGAGCTTCAGGCCGATAATGCCCTTCTCCAGGCGACGGAGGAGAACAAGCTTGCCGACTGGATGAAGAACAACCCGCTTGCGCCACCGGAACAATACAAGGCAGCGGAGAGCGTACCTCTGTCTCTGCCTGGAGTGCCGACCAATGTACAACCTCACCCAAATGGCCTTGCTAGCTTCGGGGCTGGAATCGCCGGACTCTTTGCACCCCGAGCGGCTGGCCGCTTTGGCGCAGAAGCTCTTTCCGGAGCAATACAGGCTGCCCAACGAGAGAATGCAGCAAAGCGAGAAAAGTACCAGTTCGACCTTCAACAGTCCCTCGTCAAGCATCAAGACGCCGTCCGAGAAGCCGACGCCAAAGCCAGAGTCGAAGCGCAAAACACGGCGCTCAAAAACACCTACAGCGCCGAGCAGCACAACGACAACCTGAAGACGGCGGTCGAGCGCATGAATGCGGCGGTGAAGAGCGGTGAGGCAGGCAACCTGCGCAAGTTCATCGAGGGGAACCGGCCTGCGGAAGAGGCGAAGGCGCAGGCGCAGTTCCTGGAGCAGAAGATCAAGACCAGCAGTGAGCAGGCGAAAGAAGCTCTGGATCGTGCTGCAAAGGCGGCGGAACTGCAACTGAAGATCCAGGAGCAGCAAGACATTGCAACGAACCGGGAGAAGGACAGGTTGGCGGCGCAAGCGGAGACGGATCGCAAGAACAGAGAAGATGAGCGCATTCGTAACGAGAACCTGCTTCGTCAGCAGAAGGAAGACAAAGAGCGCGACCGCGACCGCACGTTCCGCGAGGGCATGGAGAACAGGCGTCTCGGCATCGAGTCGGGGCATCTCTCGGAGACGGAGCGCCATGATAGAGCGATGGAGGACAGGGCGGCAAGTTCGGCGCGTGGCGGCACGATGTACCACAAAGGGCCGCTCGAAATCTCTGCTGAGAAGGATATGAACTACAATGCGACCCTTGCACAGAAGGCACGTGCAGCCGCAGATGCAGTGTCGCCTGACAACGACACTGCGAAGGCACAGGCAGAGCGGAAAGCCCTGGCAGCGGAGGCGCGTTACAACAAGTCGCGTGAGAACCTGATCAACGTTACGGCGCAGGAACACAACGACGAGGACATGCGGCGCGGAACAGACAGCAAGTTCTTCACCGACCCGACAACGGGCAGGCTGAAGCGCAGACTGCCGACCGCTCCCGGTACGGCCACCATGCGTTACAACCCGCAGACAGGGCAGGTTGAGGTGATCCGATGAGCGACATCACCGTAGCGATGCCGGACGGGAACGTGATCTCCTTCCCCGCAGGAACCGATAAAGACACCATCCAGCGTGTCGCGCACGACTACGCCTCCAAAAATCAATCAAGAGTGAATTCTCCAAAGCCTGCCCCGACGCAGGACTTCACGAAGAACCTGCGTACCCCGCAACGCTCGGGGCCGGAACCGGGAAGCCTTGCTGATACTCTATCAAAGCCGATCTTCATTGACGCTCCCCGCGCCGACGTTGACAAGTTCAAAGCCGACTTCTTCAACACGTTTAACCCGGACGCGAACGCGCCTATGAAGGCGGCGGTTGCTCTGGCGAAGAATCCCAACGATCCGAAGATCAACGCACAGATTGAGAAGATGCACCCTGTATCGCGTCAGGCGATCCGTGAAAAGGCGGCAGAGTTCCGTTCCACGTCTCAGATGCAGGTGCATCCCTTCTCGCCTCTCTCTACGCCTCCGACCTTCACCGACCCCGACACAGGGCAGATAGCGCCTTCCCCCACCATAGGAGACGCCACCGCCGCCCTGATTCATGGGCCGGAAGGTGCGAACCAACTGGCGACACGCCCCGGCGCGGCGGCAGAGGCCGAACGGTTTGCCATTCATGCAGGCGACCCGGAGAGCCTTGCGTTCATAGCAGCGGCAACGGCGATAGGAGGTATGGGCGCAATAGCTAAAGTCGGATCAACGGTCATCAAAGGTTCTCACCTCGTAGAAGGTGGTTTCGCCGGTCTGTCCGTTCAGCAGGCCGTACCTAAGATAGCACAGGGTGACTACGGCGGCGCGGCAGTCGATCTGTTTGCAGGCATTGGCCTTCCTGCCGCCCTACACGGTGCAGGCAAAGTCATCGAACCCATACGCGCGGCAGGCAAAGCGATTCCTGCTATTACTGACATTGGAGATCCAACACTGACCAGAGGCGCGACACAGCGACTGAGTGCCAAAGCAGAGGCAAGAAAGGCGATAGCAAATGAACCCGGACAACCAATCAATGATGCAGAGCGCGATAGCGGTAAACATGGCGCAGAAGTGGGAGCAGGCACTCCAGCAAAAGAATCTAAATCAGTTCCTCAAGTGGATGACGCCGCCGTTCCCGCAGCATCGCCCGTTCGAGAGACTGCTTCCAACGAGGGTCGGAATAGCGACGCTGGATCTGGGGTCAAACTTGGAAAGATAAGGCCGAAGGAGGGGGCGACAGAGGCACAGAAGCAGGAAATCGCAGCCCACAACGCCGCCCTGGACGCAAAGCGTAAGTTCTCCATAGATCCGGAGAAACAGCCTGCCCCAGAATCCCCACATGGGGATTCTGCCAATCAGACGAAACTCGCCAACGAGCATGTCAGCGAGGAACGGAAGCGGTACGGGTTGGACAGCTTGCCCGATGCGATCCCCGACAGTCACGCATCCGCCTATGAACGCGCTCTCGCAACCGGAGAGCATAACAAGGCGCTGACTACCGCGCAGGAGGTTCTGGATAAGTCGAGGGCTATGACCATCGAAGAGGCTGCCGGGAACTCCATGAAGCAGCATGAGGTCAAGAACACGGTCAACGATTTGGCGAAGAAGATTTGGGCAGGAGTGGACGCAGGCACCGACACGACCGAACTTCAGGCGCAGTACGACAGCGCCCGCGAAGACTTCCGCCTCCTCACGGATGCCTCAAAGAGAAGCGGCACCCTCCAATCGCAAGCCTTCTCCTTCCGGCAGGAAGTTATGGACGACTACTCGCACAACAACCTGATGCAGCGTCTTGAAGAGGCGAGACCCGAACAACCTCTCACCCCGCAGGAGACAGAGAAGGCATCGAGGCTGGCGGCAGAGACGGAGAAAGCGACCGCAGAGCACGAAGCGACGCAGACCGACGAACGTAAGTCGCAACTTGCGGCAGAGGAGCATGTCGAGAAACTTCAACGTGAGAACCGCCGTCAGGTACGCACCGAGACGAAGGCGAAGATCCTCAAAGACCGCGAAGAGATCCAGCGCAGGTTCATTCAGAAGTCAACGAAGTTCCATGCGGGAATTGATCTATCGCTCGTCAAGGAGATAGGTGAACTGGCCGCCTCTCATGTCAAAGAAGGTGTCCTGACGGTGGAGGATCTGGTAGACAAAGTACACGAGTTCGTGTCCGACCATCTGCCTGATGTGACAAAACGCGAAGTCAGGGACGCTATCTCCGGTTACGGTTATGACAAGCCGATCCGACCCGCAACTGTGTTAGGCGACCTGAAAGAGCAGGCGCGGCTGATGTCCAAGATTGAGGACGTTCACGACCCTCTGCCTCCCGGCACGCCCCGTGTCGTCTCCGATGCGGTCATGAAACTGAGGGAAGAGTACAAACAGGCAAAGGAGAAAATGTCTCCCGAAGAGAAGGCGCTCGTTGCCACAAAACAGCAGATAGAGAACCTTCAGAAGAAGATAAAGGCAGGAGATGTGTCGGGACCGAAGCGTCTTATCACTGTAGATACCGAAGAGATGAGGGCGGCGAAGAGGCAGTTGAAAGACACGCGTGCGAAGTACAATGCTCTCGTGAAGGCAGCGAAAGTGGCGAACATGGTCGTGCCGCCCGATCCCTTTGCCAATTACAAAGCGAAACTCGACACGAAGATTGCCGATATTGAAAGGCAGATTGCAGCAGGCGTGAAAGACCCGCCGAAGACGAAGGCGCGCCGCGTCTATGATGCGGAAGTCAACCAGAAACGTGCCGAAGTGGAACGGTTGAAGAAGATGCAGGATCAGATGGTAGCAAGCCGCAAGACGAAGACGCGCCTACAGAAGTTCGCACGCTATCACCGTGCCGTCATCCTCTCCCGCGTATCCACGCTCGGTAAACTGGGAGGCGCAGCAGGCGAGCGCCTTGCATTCGATCCCCTGGAAGACGTGGCCGGGAAGATGCTGGAAGCCATACCGGGTTACGGCAAAATCGCCCGCATGTCTCCCAACGCAAGAGGATCACTGAGAGCGACCACAAAGGGCTACAGCACGGCATTCAGCCGAGACGCGATAGCAGAAGCACGCGCCGCCCTGAAAACAGGTATGAACCGCGCCGATGTCTTGCACGGTGGACACGACCCTGCGTTTGCGGAAGCTCCATCCGTGGCGAACTTCCCCGGTCGCGTTCACAAGGCGATCAAGACGCCGATCCAGCTTGCCGCCTATGAGAAGAGTATAGTCAAGCAGGAGGCATGGGCACAGCGTCGGGGCCTTGACATCGACGACGACGGCGTAAAGGCGGCGATGGAGGCGCGCGCCTATCTGGAGAGCAAACGTGCTATTCTGATGCAGGAGAACACGGTAACGAACCTATACAGCAAGCATGTCCTCCGGGCTTTAGAGAGAAGCGGTACGCAGGCAGGCCGTAACGTCGCCGCAGGACTCCGTACCGCTATGCCGATCGTCAGCGTCCCGACGAACTTTGCCGGAGAGGTGGGGTTGCATGTTGGAGGCGCGGGACGTGCGGCGTTTGAAGTAGCGATGGCGAAGGGGATCGACAACCTCACTCCGGAGCAGGCCGACATCGTGACGCGCGCTCTGAAGAAGCAGAGCGTCGGCGTGGCTCTAGCGGCTATCGGGTGGTACAATTACAAACAGTTCGGCGGCTACTACACAAAGGGCGGGAACAAGACAAACGACCTCGATCCCGGCAGCGTGAAGATCGGCGTAAAGATCATTCCGACACTCGCAATCAAAGACCGCCGTCCTTCTATTGCTTGGACAAACGAGATCCCGCACACTTTCCTTCACTCTCCACAGGTGGAAGTGATGACGATGTTCGCAGACCTTCACCAGCGATATGACAACTGGAAACAGACAAAGAGTAGCGAGACACGCGTAGGAGACTCTGCCCTGAAGACGGCGGAAGGCTTCGGAGAGAGCATCCCCTTCCTCGAAATCTTCAGTGAGTTCGCCAAAGCCGAAGAGAGCCCGAAGGCAGGCGCGGTGAAGTTTGGGGCAACCGTTGGCAGTGTGACGATCCCCGGCCTCCTTCCTGACGTGGCTTCGATGGTGGACAAGGACAGCAGAGGCAAGACACGCAAGCGTCCACCGCAGGGCGGTATGGACGCGCTCAAGATAAGCGCAGGACTCAGGACGCTCGTTCCGGAGAAGAGGTAGAGGATAAAAGATGATCGATCAGAGGTTTGTCAAGTTAACCCACGCGGGAGAGTCGGGCTATTCCAACGCGAAAGTTTATCTGGATAGAACGACGAAACTGGATGCATTGGTGAGGGGAATCTGCTTCACGGAGATTTACTTCAACGGTCAAAAAATACACGTACAGGAAACGCCGGAGCAGATACTCAATATGCTCTATGGAGATTGACATGATTGGCGAATTGACAGGTTTCACGTCGGCAGAGTGGGTAGGTGAAGACACACAACCCAAGAGTGATCGCAGTCTATGGAAGTCCTTCGGTGAAGAGAAGCCGGAGGATGTGACCTATGTTCTCGTTTACGACCCGAAAACAGCAGCGACAGGTCTATACCTCTACTGTGAGGATGCAACCGGAGCAGAGCGTCTTGACTTGCAGAACGTTCTCAACCACAGTACTCCTACAACCTGGGATATAAACGACCGGTGGCTCTGGATGATCTTCTTGCCGCCTGCGGAGGAGTAGCTATGCAGAGTATCGAGCAGTCGGTATATATCCCCGGAGAGGAGATCGTCTTCAGTGAGTGGGCAGGAAGAGCGGACGGAAGTTGCAGGCGCATCATCCTCTGCACCGCCTGCGCCCTCCATCACGAACTCACGCGGAGTGACACCTTCGCCGGAAACATATCCGAAACCAACAAGGCGGAGAAGGTTGCGCTTCAGTGGATGATAGAGCGCGGTTGCAAGCACATCACGCGCGGCCCCGGGACGAAGTCCCTCTCACCCTCTGAGATCGCAGGGGAGATAGGCAAGGGCAAGTCACGCGCAGCAGGCGCAAAAGGAGCAGCGAAGAAGTGAGGTATGAAGAGTACACCTGCTGTGTGGTCGATAACGGCCTGTTTACGTCCCTGGCGCAACTCCTGACGAAGGATTTTGGTCAGGTGATGTACGCCTCTCCGTGGGTATGCGCCTTTCCTACCACAAACATGCTTACAATCGGAGACGGCATCTCTGGAGTGAAGCGCATTGACAGCATATGGGAGCATATCGACGACATAGACCTCTTTGTATTTCCGGACATTAACGACGGGGAGCTTCAACTCTACTTGGAGAGTATCGGGAAGCGTGTCTTCGGCAGCAGGCGAGGTGAAGAACTGGAGAACATGCGAAGGGCGTCTAAGGAACACCTATCGTCTCTAGGGCTTCATGTTGCGCCCTACAAGGTCGTTCACGGACTACCTGCGCTCCGGACCTTCCTGAAACGCAATGAAGATCAGTATGTCAAGATCAGCAGGACACGCGGAGACGGCGAAACCTTCTTTGCAAAGAATTACATGAACATAGAGCCGCGACTTGACACGCTTCAAATGAAGGTGGGTGCGCTCGTCAATGAGATGGAGTTCATCTGTGAACCGAAGATCAAAGACGCCTGCGAGGTGGCGTTTGACGGCTACTGCATCGACGGGCAGTTCCCCTCTCAAGCCTGTTACGGCCTGGAAGCCAAAGGTCGCGCCTACGTGGGACACTTTACTGACTATGACAACATGCCGGATCAGATTACAGAGCCGAATGCAAAGATAGCCCCAACCCTCAAGAGTTACGGCTACCGAAATTTCTTCGCAATGGAGGCGCGCATCACCGCAGATGGCACTCCCTGGATCATCGACCCCTGTATGCGCTTCGGCTCTCCTCCTTCGGAGATGCTGCAAGTCATGTATTCCAACCTGGCAGAGATATTTTGGGAGGGTTCTGCCGGAAATCTGGTGGAACCGGTTCCTGCCGGAGAGTGGGGAGCAGAACTTGTCCTGCACGCGACATGGGCGGAAGAGAACTGGCTTGAGGTACAGTCCCCAAAGGATCTTGAGCCGTTCGTCAAACTGCGCAACCTTACAATCGTGGACGGACATAAATACATCGTGCCTTCCGGAACCGGTATAGGAGCCGTAGTTGCTGTAGCAGAAACCCAGCAGAAAGCGATAGATCTCTGCATAGAGCGTGCCGACAAGATCGAAGCGTACACTCTGGAGTATGCAAAGGAAGCCTTTCAGGAGATCGATGAGCAGGCGAAGCTCATGAAGAAGTACACCGGAGTAACTTTCTGATGAGGTCTCCGCGCGGCCCTAAGCCTGATATAATCGAAGAACTCAACTCCTCCTCTGGCGGCCTCCTTACCGACGACCACTATGAGAAGATGATTGCCTCCCTGAAGAAGCGCAGTGAGGAGGGCGATCCGCACGCCACGAGGCAGATGCTGGACCTGTACCAGCAGGCCGCAGCCTCAAAGGCGATGGACTTTGTTTTAGAGGTGACGCCCTACGACATCCCCGACAGGAAGCTAGGAGAGATCATCAAGCAGGCCGATGCTCCGGTAGTGATGGAGATCCTTGCAGGATTGGCAGACCGTCTCCTGGCAGACCGTTTCTCGGTTGCGACCTGTCAGACCCTCGTAGCGCTGCAACGCCTCTTCAGTGAGGAGGCAGAGCGCATCTATGCCCCACCGAAGGAGGATGAGTGATATGGACGAACCATACAGCGGTAAATTTTCTAAGGAAGTCAGGGACGCTTGGCTTGGACGTAATGCGTCCTTTCATCCGGAGATAATCTCTCCTAGTGCATCTCTATTGGAAGCGGTGGATTCTATATGGCCTAGCGTTAAGGGGGACACGGTGAGATTCAGAGACAAAGCAAGGAAGGTTTTCATTGACATACAACGCCATTGTGTTGGCAGTGACCATGCTATCAGTAAGATAGAAGCGGCGATGGATGAGGCATACAAAGAAGGTCTGTCGTCGAACTTCGGGGAGATGCGAATCAGTCGTACAATTGGTCTATTAACCATGCGTAACCTCGACTTCGCCTTGACGGTGTATTGCGACCACGGATACAGGTCTGTGGAAGGTGTGGAGTATTTCCAGATCACGTCCGTCAACGAGGAGGGCAAAGAGCATTTTCAGGGGGAAATGGCCTACCTTGCATCTGAAAACATGGTCTGGTGTTGTCTCGGAAAAGACGTGGAGACGCTGACAGCATATTCCCTGATAGAGGCGATCAATCAGATTAACGACGCACACCGGGTGAGGAGCTACGTATCCGTTGAGTGACCTGCGGCGGGTGTCTATGCGGTGTACGGCGGCGCAGAGGCTATTCCTTGCCCTTGCGATCTATGCCACATGGCAGGTAAAAGTCGTTGCATTCGGGGGAAGCCGTTTTGGAGGAAAAACCCACATGGGGTGCCTTGTGGTTGTATTGCGCGCCCTCCTATTCCCCGGCACGAAGCATCTATGTCTGCGGCAGGTACTCTCTGCGGCGGATGCCAACATAGGCGAACAGATCAAACAGCACCTTGAATCCTTCGGCCTGAAATTAGGTCTGCGCTCTCGTGGGCTGATTTCTTTCACCGACAACAAGTTCACCTTTCCGAATGGATCGGTCATTCAACTTGGATACGGCAAGCGTGAGAGTGATTATGAGATCCACGTCGGTACGCAGTGGGACACGATCTGGATCGAGCAGGCGGAACAGTTCACGAAGAAGTTCTTCGACAACCTGCGCGGCTCCAACCGTAAGAGCAAGGACACCGAGTGCGTGCCGATCTTCCTCCTCACCTTCAACCCCGGCGGCAGGGGCAGCGAATGGCTTCAGAAGCATATCGTCGAAGAGAAGACGCGCGACATGCACACGGTCTTCGTCAAGAGCGTCATCCGTGAATGCCTTGCAACCTTAGAGCAAGATCCGAACTACATCCTGCGCTCCCTGAACCGCATCAGCGACCCGATCCGGCGCGCGCAGTGGCTGGAAGGGGACTGGGACGCAAAGAGCGGCGCGTACTTCCGCTTGGAACCGAAGAACCTGGTTGTGATGACGGTGCCTCCGTGGGCGGATTGGTACGGGGGTGTGGACTGGGGCCGTGCAGCGCCCTTCTGTTACCTTCAGGCAGCGCACTGGCAGGAGCAGGGCGACAAGTGGGGCAATCCCGGCAGGCGGCATATCCACATCGCAGGGGAAGTCTACCAGCGTCACCTCGATCTCGACATTCAGGCGCAGCGCAGCCTTGAGCAGGACGCGGCCCTGCGGCGCTCTAACCCATTCATGCACGAGATCGAGATACGCTACGCCGATCCCCGTGTCTTTGACAGTATCGAGAGTGAGAGCAACGACGCAACCAGAAGCAAAGCCGATGTATGGGCAAAGCACGGCTTCTTCGTCTATCCGTCTCTGCGCTATTCCCGCGTTGCCCGTTGGGAACTGATTCGTTATCTGTTGCGGCATGGTATACTCACGATAGACCCGGAAGCCTGCCCGAACGGTGTCAGTGAGTTCCGAAAGGCAATCTACAAAGAGGGCGAAGAAGACCTGGATCAGAAGAAGTGCATGGATCACTTCCTAGACGCCCTGTCCTACGTGATATGCCCGCTATTCGGTCTGGACTACAGCGAGGAACAGCCTGTCATGCCAGGGTACGGTCAGGTAGAGTTGAGGATCGCATGAACCATTCGGAAGTGAAACTGATCTCGTGGGGATTCGGGGCCTATCCGATCTGCTCCTGTGGCTGGCATGGCACGGTACACAGAGGAACGGACAGTAAGCAGGCCGCAAAAGACGAGTGGAGACAACATGTAAAGGAGCGACAGAGATGCTTAGAATTGACAAGATTAACTTCAACCCTGAATTCAAGTACAGGTGCGAAGTCTGCGGAAGTGAGAGAGTAACGAATATTCCGGACAGCAGGGAGTTTTGTAATCACAGCAGGCTTCCTGATACTATGGCTGTGCGTATGGCGTATGTTCCCTCCTATTCTCCTGAATTGGAAGAGAAAATGCGTCAGTTTATAACTTCTCCGGAGGAATAGAATGCTAGTCATCCTGAGACTGACCGATCTGAATGACATCTGTCGATGGTACAACATTACAGATATTCGTATTATTGATGCTTGCTTGAATCTCGGAGGGAGTACCCTTCGTTATTCGGACGGGCAAATACTGAATGTTAAGGAGTCTCCTGACGAGATAATGCAAATGGTTCGCAAGGAGGTCAGGAATGCCTAAATATCGCTATGAATGCCCCGTCTGTCAGAGGATCGTCCTCCGCTACAAACGACTAGCGAATCTGGACGAAGAGGAGTACTGTGTTCACCTTTACGTACCAGATCACCCGGAGCAAAATGTAGCTTACCCTATGCGCCGCCTCTTCACGGCATCTTTTCAGATCATCGGCAGACCTCAGAAGGATGAGAGGGAAAACGATCTGTACGGTATCATCACGAATGGCGGGGATGCGGGAGACAGACTGAAAGCCATGAGGAAGGACGCCGAACTGATGGAGCGAGACGCCGCATCTATGCCCGACGCCCCGAAGCCCTACGGTACAGAGGAGATGCTTGACAGTGGCCTCTTGCAGGCAGCAAGGTGCGGCAACTCCGGCCTGGACAAATGGTGTCAAGAACAGATCGTAGAGCGCGAATACAAGGAAGACGAGGCGATCACAGCATGAACCTGAATGAGCGGTTTTTCAAACTGCATCACGCGTCGGGAAAGACATTCTGGTTGTCGCGTGCTGTAAAAGTAGATGCCATACTCGCAACAGACGGGGGCTGCATGATCTATTTTGCGGGAGATTATGCGGAAGTAAAAGAGACACCGGAAGAAGTCTATGAAGTGATGGAGAAGCACTAGGTGCCTGAACTCAGCAATAACGAAATTATCGGTAGGGTGCGTTACGCTTCGGAATGGTTGAAGATGTTTCGGCAGAGCGACCTCACGGCCTCAAACCAGTATATCGACGCTAACGGCAGCACGTACGGCGACGATATGGGGTGGGACGATGAGCGGGGCGATCCGTTCCGGGATATTGCCGATGTGCCTGATGTCGTTCCGATCGGTCAGCCCAACTACATGGCGATCAACCTGGAGATTTCCGCCGCCGCCCTCTCCTCCCAAACTCCCAAGCTCCACATCCGCGCCGATGAGGCTCCGGACGGCTTCCCCAACTCTCCCGCCATTGTGCAGCAGGCATGGCAACAGACGTGGGTAAACGGCGGCTTCAAGCGGAACATGCGCGCCGCCTGGATCAAGCGCAAGATATGCGGATTGGGCTGTCTCTGGTATCGGTGGGATGAAAACCACGGATTTGTCATCGAGCACGTCACCTCTAACCGCTTCTTCTTCGATCCTCACTGCACCGATCTGTCTCTGAGGAGGGTTCGTTATGCGGGTGTGGCTATTAATATGCCCGTATCGGAGGCGATCCGTCGCTATGACCCCGATGCAGAGCATGACTGGTTCACCGTTTCCGACAACGACCCCGACGCAGGACCGCCCGATGGAGCCTTCAAGCGAGCGCTCTCCCGAATAAAGGAGGCGTTCTCCTTCACTGGCAGCGGGGAGAGTGACGCAAACGGGTACGCCTCGCAGGAGAAGACGACCTGCCGCATCTATATCTACTTCGACATCGACCGTGAGGTTCACATCTACAACGATCAGATCGTTCTGGATAAGAAGAACCTGTACGGCAAAGTGCCGCTACTCTTCAAGGGCCTCTTCATCGATCCCCGTGACCGCATCCTGCCTCTGGGCATGAACGTCTTCGCACGTGGCCTTAATCAGGCCCTCGTGTGGCTCTCACAGATCGCTTGGAACACCGCAAAGAACGGCGCTCCGATCACCTTCTTCGACACGAATATCATCAAAGGGCCTGAACGCACCGCCCTTGAGAACGGCTCTGCATCCCAGATGGTAGGCGTTGGAACGCCCCTGAACAAGGACCGCCCTCCCGTAATCCGGATCCCGGGTGAACAGTTGCCTCCTGCATTCGGGACTGCGCGGATGGACAATCAGGTGGCGCTGGACAGCATCATGGGAGCCTCTTCAGGGATGCGTGGGGAGACGCCTGCGGGGGTGACGGCGACGGCGGCGATGCTCTCTGAGAGTAAGTCGAACGCGATGATGGTGGATGAGCAGTTCGAGTTCGAGGAATGGTGCAGTGACGTGGCAACCGCCTTCGTGATGTGTACGCAGAAGTTCGGAGGCCCGGAGAAGGGCAAGGATACTCCTACAGAGGTAAAACTGCTCTGGCACGCTTTTATGGCGGTGAAGTCTATAGGCGTCGTAACCGGCAGTACCTCCTTCTCTAATCCGGCAACCGAACTGCAAGCCTCCATGCAACTTTACACTACGGTAAATCAGTCGATCGAGGGCTGGTTGGGATTGGCAGCAAAGGGGTTGGTAACCAAGATACCGAATGTCGAGGCGATCTTTGAGGATATGCTCATTGCCTTTAATCGCACAAATACTGATCTGTACTGGAAGCCTGCGCCGCCTCCACCACAAGGCCCGAGCACGTTGCCTCCCGACATTGTGAAGTGGATGCAATCGAACTACGACGGCGCACCGGAGGACGTGAAGCGACAGATCGAGCAGGCAGTCGGCTTGAAACCCTCTCAAATGCCCGTACAGCAGGATGACGGCGGCGCGGCGGCAGGACAACAGACTGCACTGCTTCAGGCGCGTATGGAGGCTCTGAGGATGCAGCATCAGACGGCAGAGCACCAACAGGACCAGGTGCATGACTACCGCATGAAGGCTCTCGACACGGCCTCTCAGATTGCCATACAGCAGCACAGAGCGGCCACCACGCCGCCGAAAACACCTGCAAATGGTGCAGCAAGCAGGAAAAAGCCGTAAACGTGTTATAATAGCGTTTGAACATGGCTCGTCGGCTGTGACCGGTAAAGCAGGGATAGATTCCTGCGCGAGCCCCATAATTTAAGCCTCTGCACGAGCGACCATGCAGAGGCATTCGCCCTCACCATCGTTTGACCCCCGATGAGGACAGCACAAGTATACCCACACATAAGGGGAAACTGTATGTCCGATACCGCTCTAGCTCCTGACGAAGTAATCACCGACGATTTTGGCGCTTCCACCTGGGAAGGCGCTCTCTCTGATAACGTGTCCTCTTCCCGTTACTCCGGCCGTGATAACCTGCCCGATACCATCCCGGAAGATCTGCTGGAGATGCCGACTGATTGGAAACATCTGGAAGAAGATCCCCGCGACGAGAATTACGATCCTGACGAGACTATCGAGCAGGCGACGGCGCGGGAGGAGCGCGAAGCACAGGAGGCCGCAGATAAGGCAGCAGGCAAACAGCCTGAAGACAAGCCTACTGACAAGGTTCCTGCCGAGACTGCGCCTGCACAGGACGCGGATGTCAAAGCGAAGGTTGAGGCGTGGGATACCTTCGCGGACATGCTTCAGAAGAATCCGGATGCGGTCGTAAAACTGGCGATGGAGCGGATGTCGGAGGCGCAGAAAGAGCGCCTGCTGGAGACTATCGGCACTGCTGCACCTACTGCAAAGTCCGCACCGCTTCCGGACCTACCGGAGGACTACGAGCCTTCTGAGGGGATGGAGGAGGTGCTTAAGGCACGATGGAGCCACATCCAGGCGATCCCGGAGATGCAGAAGCAGATCGCAGAGATGTCCACCGGCCTGGACGCTCGGATGCGGGAGAGTATGCGGGAGTTGCACTCTCCGATCGGCGCGGCGGTGGTACATGCGGAGATAGGGCTTGCCAAACTCGATGCGATCTGCGAGGCGCTCGGGCTGGATCTGCCGACGCCCGACATCACGGAACTAGACAAGATTTTGAATGATGGTCGCACGACCGTGAAGAGTGCCGTCAAGCGACTGACAGAAGCGCACTACAGAAAGAGCCTTGCGGAGCACAAACAGTCGCGTGCAGAGAGGCCGAAGACCCCCGGCAATCAAAGCACGCGCAGTCCCAAGTCCGATGAACCTGCCGATATGGTGCAGATTATGCGCGAGATGCGCGGATACTGAAAGGGGTCTAAGTAAATGGCATTGATAGCAGCCGACCTGCCGTCCGGTTTTAGTACCGCCGTACGCGACGCGTGGCTTTCCAGAAACTATATGAGCCTGTTCACGCAGCGCTCTCCACTATTCAAAATGCTTGCCATGCGCGGCCAGATCAAGAAGGCCGGGTACGGCGTCATGATGCGCGAACCTCTGCGCGTCCCCGTCACCACCGGGCCGCAGTTGACCGGGGTCACCAATGCGTACGCCTACGTTCCCCCGCAGCCTATGACGGGCTTCACACAGGCGGAATGGCCGCTTTCGGAGTATGTGATCCCGGTCTCTTGGCAGGACTACGACAGCCGCCGCGCAAACGGTGAGGTTGAGATGGTGCGTTGGGTGCAGTCGATCTACGAGCAGGCCAACGATCGCACCATGAACACCCTCATGGATCACCTCTGGTTCCCGCCTGAATCCCCCCTATCAATCGGTTCCCGGCAACAGATCGCCTCCCTGCGTACCTTCATCAACGGCGGCACGACAGCGGCGACAGACGGCGGCGCTTCCCCGCATACGCAGGCCGGACAGAGCGCAACCCCGGTCGTCTCTGCCACGGGAGCAGTCGCACAGACCACAGTCGGCAACATCCCGCGCGCTGCATCCGGTGCCGCCTACTGGTGTCCCTCCATCTTCAACGGCGATCCCTTCGCCTCCGGTGCGGCTCCTCTGACTGTCCAGACCCTGAATGATACGATGGAAGAGGCCATTCAGGAGGGTATGGATTTTACTCCGGACCTGATCGTCCTGCCCAGTCAGATGTTCGGCAAGCTCCAGAACCTTCTCACGGTCGGAGGCTCCAACGGTGGTCTTATGCTTCACGAGGGCGACACAGCACGATTCGGCTTCCACTACCTCTACTTCCGTGGCGCAAAGATCGTCGTAGACCGCCGCTGCCCGACATCCGGATTCCTCTCTGGAACCTCCACTGCGGTCGGAAACCACATATACTGCCTAAACACTCGCTACCTCACGATGCGTATGAGCAGCAACAAGCCGACGTTCAAGAAGGTCGTCGAAAGCAAACCGATTCAGGAGGAGTTGGGTCAGATCTACATGGCCTTTACCAGCCGACACCTCGGCAACCTGCACAGCCTGAACTATAACGTTACTGTATGAACGGATAAATGTAATGGCACTTGCCATCACGGCACAACTTGGGGCGATAGAGTACGGGGTCATAGCCTTTACCGGGCTTGCGACCGCCACCGGCCTTGTCGCCTTCCCTCCTGCAAGCGGAGCAGCAGACCCGCGCAACGGCCCCAGCACGGTTTATCCGGTCGTAACGAGCGTCACGGAGAAGGATCGTCAGGCGATGGCGCTCCTGATGAACGTGGCGGCAAACCAGACGTTCAACATCGACTACCAGTTCACTCCGGACAATGGAGTTACGTGGTACGTGGGGCAGCAGATTGCAAGCGCTACGGTGACGGTGGACGGCGGTGCGGCGGGGTTTACGCAGGCGGCGCAGATGAACATTCAGGTCGGCTATCAGTACCGAGTGCAGATCTATAACAGTTCAGGATCGACGATGAACGGCGCTTACGAATGGCGTCTTTACACAGATAATTAGGAGATAGACATGGCGGGAACGATTCTCACAACTCCCTACAACCTGATAAGCCCGGACAACCAGTTTTCGCAGGAGTATCTCATCAACAACGGGGATACGGTCAACAGCGGCGACCTGGTGGGCGTCGTCGTCGTAAGCGGCGTAGGCTATATCACCCCGGCGTCCAAGACACAGGGCGCGGTCGTCATCGCCTGGGGCATCGCCTTCTTCCCCGGCGTCAACTCCACAATTACCTACCGGGTCGGAGACGGCACCACGCAGAAGTGCGCTATCGCTAGGAGCGGCATCCTCACTGGCGTCAACTCCACGCTCATTCCGGCTCTAGGGGCCGGAAAGCGTGTCTACCTGGGGGCGGTCGGATCGGCCACGGTGAGCAACTACACCTGCACGCAGACGACCACCAACGGAGACGCCTTGCAGCCTGTCGGGTACGTATCCAATGACGGCACCTACGTGGAACTCTTCATCGTGAACGGCGGCTTCCAGTACCAGACGGCTGGTAACAGCACCGTCAACTTCGCGTAAGGAGACACCTGTGTCTTTCGCTCCCACACATGAAGTAGAGGGTACTCCTGTCGTCATCAAACTAGAGGACGGCAGGAGTCGCGCCTACGACAAAGACGGGAATACCGTGCCGTGGAAGAGGCAGAATCTGAAGCCGTACAAGGCTCCTCCTGCCCCCGAAGCGCCTACACACGCCTACATCCACGCGGACGCCGCTATGTGCATTCTGAAGGCGTGTTGTTTTCCGCAGTGGGAGAACGCTGTGCATACCGCACAGTCTCCCCGTGGGGACGATGCACGTGTCTTGAATGAGCGTGGCCCCAATGGAGAGAAGGTAGTTCGTATCAGTGAGCGCAACCCTGACGGCAGGAAGACCTATAAGGTATTCGTGCCGAAGCAGATAGCCTTTGAGATCGCGGAGGACTGAGGATGAGCACGACCTACCTACAAGCGCAGGACCGCGTTATGGATCTCATCCGCTTGGGTGCATGGTCGAACTCCTTCACGCCTCCCGATCCCTCCTATCTCGTGAACTACGGGGCAGGAGAGTTCATCCGCAACACGAACTACAATCAGGAGTCGGCCCTCATACAGACGGTCGCAGGGCAGCTTGTGTACGGCCTTACCTCCGACCTTCCGGACTTCCCTCCTGGTTTCCCCCTTGGGCCGCGCAAGTGGTACTCGATCAACGATGACGCCCTCTGGCAGATCGTTCCGGGCGCTCCTGGATCTGCCTCCTACCTGCCGCAGACGACGCGGCAGAAGCTCCGGATGACAGACATTCAGTACCTGGACTGCCCCGCTTCCATCCCGCTCTGCTGGTACATCGCAAACGACCAGGAGATCGGCCTCTATCCGCCTCCCTCTCAGTCGGGCATCTACGTTCAGTTCAGCGGCAACCGAGACATTCCTGACCTTGTAGAGCCGGATGATACCTTCCCCTGGCACGATCGGTACACCGAAGCCTGCTGCCTCTTCGGAGCGTATCAGTTCGGCAAGACGATCGCACGCGGGGAGGAACTCCAGACCCTAGGCAGATACCTGAAGGAGGCGATGGATCTCTGCGCGGAGTTCTCACAGGACTTTACCGACAAAGAGGCCGCACTGATAAACAGGAACATTCAGCAGCCCTCACAAGACTACCTGCTGACCGGTAACATCGTTGTACCGAATTATCAGAGCCCAACCCAGTTCTTCCCAGGCTTGACCTAATGGCAGACTTGCAGCCTATCCCCCTGGCAGGCTTCCACGCCCTCGACAACACCCACTTGATCCCTCTTCCGGAGGCGATTGTATGCTCTGACGGGTGGACAGACGATGACTCGATGACGGGCAGATGCGGCCATCGCTCCGCTCTGCCCTCCTCCATCACAGGTTCCGGCACCGTCCAGTTCTTTAACCGATTTCGCCCCTCCGCGCAGTCTCAGCGCTTTGTAGCGGTCATAGGCGGCAATATCTACCTCATCACCGAACCAACGAGTGAGACGGCCTCCGATGGTTCTGCCGCCCTGCTCATGGCCTCTGCCTTCGGTGCATCCGATCAGGTTTGCGGCGCGCAGTTAAACAGTTCGTTCTACCTGGTAAACAATACCACTCCGGCCGTCGCCTACCGCATCACCTCAGACTATACTATTCACGCTCTCCTCTCGCTACCTCAAGCTGCGGTACCAACGTTCACGCTATCCACGCTGGCCGTCATCCCCCTACACGGACTATCTACCACGGGTTCCACGTTGACTATAGGCGCGTCTGGCGTGACTGGGTGGGACAATATAAGCGGAACCATCGGAAACGTAGCCATCTACACCTTTGCCTCGACATTTGATTGGAGTGAGATCACATGGTTAATGGTAGCCTGCTCTCCGGAGACTCTTTCAGGAGGAGGAGGAACGTTCAAGGTCGAAATAGGGACTGTCGGTGGAAGTTACGTCTCGATCGCAACCGTATCCGATCCGCCCAACACCAACGGCTCTCCGTGGGTGCTGTACGGCAACTTGCAAGGGCTTGATCCTACCGTCCTGTCTGCCATTAATAAGATACGGTTCACGCAACTCGGGCCGACGACAGATCCTTTTAGCGTCTACGGCGTGATGCCCATACCCACGGCCCCGGAGCCGGGAACGGTCAACTACTATGTCACTTATTTTAACTCAGTCACGGGGGTGGAGAGCGTCCTTTCGACAGCCTTGCCTGTCGTGTACAATAACAACGGGGTGGTATTCCCGACATTTCTTGCGGGTCACTGGAACTACAATTCGTTCCAGAATATCGGGGTCAAATCGAGCAATCCTGATACGCAGAGTACTTCGGATGAGTTCAACAAGGGCATTGGGCTGGCCCATCCTACCGCCGCCGACTTCGCCTCCGTCTACACCTTCACCGGCACTATCCCAAGCGCTGCTCAATTCCCAAATGCGGACACGGTACGCCTCTATCGATCTACAGCCGTGGGCATATCTCTCGTCGGGAGCAGCGTGTACTCTACCGACGGTACGGCAGGTAACGCTAAACGGGCAGACGGTTCTGCCTGGACTACAGGCACAGGCACCAACTCCGACCTACCGGCCAACGTAAGCTACTGGCAATCGAGCGGCACCACGTGGGCCATTACTGACAACACGGGTTCGTCGGCCTCCGCAAATTCCACCTATCAAGCCGGTGGCCCCTTTCCACCCTCCACACAGATGACGGCCTATCAGGGCAGGTTGGTTTCGATATACCAGAATCAGGTCAATATCTCCTCGTTCACTCCGGTGGGCGTCTCCACCAACCCGGTCCCGGAGTGGCCTCCGATCGCTCTGATACAGGCCGATGGATGGAGCTTTGATGTTTCGCCCTCCCCTACCGAGATAGGACTGTGCGTGAACGGGGACGGAGATGCGCTCTACATCGGCACGTCGGCCTCTGTGCGCTCTATGAGCGACGTCACCCCAGACAGCCCTACCTTCACCGTCCTGCGGCGCGGGGTCATCGGCAGGCAGGCTTACGGTTACTTTGAGGATAAGTTCTTCTGGTGCGCGTGGGACGGCATCTACATGAGCGCCAACCAGTCCAACCCGACCGAACTGTCGGAGCGCATCCGTACCTACTACCTGACTGAGTTCCTACCCGACGCCTCCCTGGTAATGGCCTACCAGGAACGCAAACTCTTCGTCTTCAAAGGGCAGAACTACCTGCGATACGACTTCGTGAAGCAGCGGTGGTCAACCGGCACGATAGCAGACAGTGCGGTCGTAGCGCACTCCTGGTCGGATGTGACGGGCGTTCAGAACAACAATTTCGTGGTCGATACCTTCACGGGTGGGCCGATCACCCTTGCCTCTCATACGCCTGACGTGGGCGGCGCATGGACGCACATGGTGGCGGGTTCTCTGGCTGGAACAGCCGATGTCGGCGCGCTGAACAATGTTCGCGCCCATAACGCTCTACCGGATGAAGCTGCCTTCTACTACAATGCGGCGGTGCCTCTAAACGCCGACTACAACGTTTCCATGCAAATCTATGTGGCATCGGCGGGTATCTACTCAAGCCCTGAGATTTGCGGACGAATGCTCAACTCTCTGACGGTCAGCGGGGGAACCTACTACGGCGCGTACTACAATCCTGGCACAGGAAAGTGGGTACTAGAGAAGATGCTCACGGGAACACCGACCACTCTGGGTACCTTCACGCAGGCTCTGACGGTCGGGCATACGTATCAGATGGAACTTGTTATGGTGGGTAATCAGATCAGTCTGATGATCGACAACGTGACTGTCATCGGACCTGTCACCGACTCCGGGATCTCCGCTGCAAACTTCGCAGGACTTCAGTTCTTCAACAACAATACAAATTTCTCCGACACGACACAGATGATCGGCCGGAACTTCACCGCGGGGCAGGGACAGTTCAATCGCACGCGCGCCGATCAGTTCTGGTTCGTGTCGACGGATCGCTTTATAGGGCGCTGGCAGCCCAACTCCTGCTTTCGGGACATGCAGATCGGAACGGATACGACCACGGGATCCGCTATTCCTGATTGGGTATACCGTACTGGCTTCCAGATGAACAATGAGCCGTGGACGCCGAAAGCGATTATGCTTGACAGCAGCGGCCCTGTTCAAGTACAACTGTCAAAGGTAGCAAATGCCGTCGTACCTGTTTCTGCCCGCAACCTGTTTACCACACAAACACCCGGCCTGGATGAGTGCTGGTTTCCCGGCGCGTCAGACCTGCGTGGCTATAAGATTTCGTTTCAGTTTACAGGGGCAAACCTCGTCACACTGCGCCGTGCGATGTATGAGGCCGAAGTGCTGAAGGGAACAAAGGGAGGCTAAATGCTCTGGTTTATTTTAGGATGTATCGCCGGTGGTATAGTTGTGGGTGCTGTTCTGTATTGGGCTATCGCTTACGGTATAGCAAAATCGTTAGGATGGTAGATGCAGAAAGTTAATAAGACAACCGGCGACAGAACGCTCGATGAAGACCTACGGAGGCTCTACAAGAGGGGTGACGATGTAGACACGGCGATAGCGGCTCTCCAGAAGGCCAGTAATGCCTCCACAAGCCCAAATCCGTCGCCAATATCACCTCTGCCGGGAATTGCCCCTGGAGGCCCCCCTCTGCCTGTTGCGGCGAATGCTGTAAGCGGAACCAGCACCGCATACTCACCGTCCGATCACGTGCATCATGGGGTACAATCATTTCAAGGCAGTGTCGTTATTGCCGCTCCCTCGGCAACGCTTGCGATCACACACAATCTTGCGCTGAACACGCCTTTCCTGGCAAGCGTGCAGGTCTATAGTTCGGCAGGAGTACAGCAGACAACCGCTGGAGCGACCTTCGTTTTCACAACCAATAGTGTTACCATCACTTTTCTCGCTGCGCTGGCGGCGGATACCTATTCAGTTCTCGCGCTCGGATAGTCTTCTAGCTTTGCGCTGATTAGATCTGGATCGAACGTTTCTCTCTACATGGCACTTTTTGCACCTTCTTTCGCCCCGTGGTAGAATGGTAACGTTGTCTGCTTCCAGGGCGTGACCTTTTGAACAATATGCCTTACGACTGTTAATCGATCCGATACCGAATCCACGGGCAAGGTTTTCTTTCTGTGTCACAGGCTCAAGATGTGCAGGATTAACGCATGATCTGTTTCGACAAAGATGGTCTATCTGTAAGTCGGCATTGTACGCACCCGACAAAAGCGTGTAAACAATTATATGTGCCCTGTTGGTTTTGAAATCAACGTGTCTTGCAGTGCCGTACCCGCTGTCGTTTTTTCCTGCCGTCCATATCCAGCACGGCCCTTCGGCAAGGTGGTGCCGAGGAACGTCCAACACTTCAAACTTAGAGCGGATACGTTCAGGAAGGCGCGGATCGGTGGGGTCGAATGAGGTACAATTATCCATGAGGATCTCCTTCTCACTAAGGTGATTTTCCACGCCGGGGATCTCGCAAATCGCCCGGCATTTCTTCTATAAGTATACCCGAAAGGCGGAAACATGTCTGTCGCATTTCAGAAATTTAACAGCTACGTGCAAGATGTTGGACAGGGGAAAATCAATCTCAACGCAGACACCCTCATGATCCTACTAACAAATACGTCTCCTAATGCTGCCGATACGGTGGTAGATACCACAACCACTCCCTGCACGGTTAAGTCAACGTCTAATGCGGTTGAGATCGCTGCGGGTAATGGGTATACCAAAGGGGGCGGTCAAATAGTATCTAACGCCTATACTCAAGTGGCGGGTCTTGCGTCCTTGACTGGAAACGCAGTAACGATCACGGCAACAGGATCAGTAGGCCCGTTTCGTTACGCTGTGGCGTATGATAACTCTTCTGGAACTACCGCTACTAGAAGCGTAATAGGGTTTTGGGATAACGGCTCATCGGTCACGCTGGCGTCTGGGCAGTCTGTCATTATCGGGAACTCTTCCACAGGGGGAAACTGGACAACAAGTTTCCCGATACTTACCGATCAATAATCTATGACCGCCTTAGACACATATTACACGTCGACATACGGTCCTTCCGGAACGAATACGCTTACTCACTACTACCCTCTGAATGAGGCAGCAGGATCGGGAACTGCTATCGATTCTGTCGGATCTCAGAATGGTACGAACACCGGTATTGTCGCAGGAACAGCCGGGTTTGTGTCGGATGGATCGACATGTTATACCTTCGCCGCTGCGTCTTCCATCAATCTGGGAACGCCATTTGCTAACGGCTCATCGAGTCAGTGGTGTTGGGAGGGCTGGTTACAGTTCACAGCCTTGACGCTGTTCCAATCAATATGTCAAAACGGAGTAGATGCTCACGGTTTTAATATATGGCTCAACTCCGGCCCACAATTTGCAGTGAGTATCGATAATACTACCAACACTGTTACCGGATCTCCAGGAACTACAAACTGGCACCATATTGTTGCTGGCTACGACGGAACCAACGTCCACCTGTATATCGATAGCGTCAGTAAGATAAATGCAGCCCGAACAGGCGGGACTGCGCCCACCACAACGAACTATATTGGAAGATGGAACAATGTAGCTGACGGCGGGAGTTTTCTAGGTAAAATGCAAAAAGTGTTGTACTACAACACGATGCTCACCTCTACCCAGGTCACAAACAACTATAATGCCGGTCTCGTCGGACCTCCAACTAATATCAACGCATCGGCGGGTGTATTCAGTCTGTCCGGTAAGAATGCAAGCATCATTGTAAACGATGCCATTCTCGGCGGAGCAGGCTCTTTCACTCTCACGAGCGGGAATGCAACTTTCACGGTAAATGACGCCATATTAGGAGGAACAGGCGTCTTCACACTAAGCGGAAAGAACGCGAATCTCACAATAAATACGACTGTCTCAGGGGCCGAAGGAAGCTTCACCCTGTTAGGCAAGAATGCGAGTATCGTCATAGACACCAACCTTTTGGCAGGTACGGGCGTCTTCGCTCTCACTGGCAATAATGCCACTCTCACCTTCAACACAGGCATCAACGGCGCGTCGGGGGTATTCGTACTCAGCGGCAAGAATGCACAGATCAATTTCGCAGGGATCGCCCCGATCTCAACAAACGGGACAATGGAGGCGGGGAACGGCACGATCAGTAACCTGCTTCCCGGTGACTCTGAAACCATAATGGGACCGATCTCCACACCGTTTCGGCCCTCATTTCGAGAGGTAGTCAACGTGCAGGGCAACGGCCCCTTCCGCCTTGACTACCAGTTCACAAGCGACGGAGGAACGACCTGGTATCAGGGTCTGCAGGTTGCCTCAACCACAACCAGCGCAGACGGCACCACGACGACCAACAAAGCGCATGTGAAACTCAATGTGGGTGTATTCTGGCAAATCATCGTCTGGAATCCAGGACCGGGGTCTCTGGACATCACATTTGAGAGAAGGTTCATCCGGAAAGGGGTCACAGGAAATTGAGCCTATCAACTATCCAAAACGCTAATCCGTTTGCAAATGATCTGTGGGTAAACACCAACCAGACCGCCACGCCCTCCAATAATATCAGGGCAGCCGCGACGACGGTCTATCTGGTAACGGTGGACAATACCAACAACAGCGCGGCCACATTTTTACAACTTTTCAATAACGTCGCGCCCACGGTCGGAACCAGTGCGCCGGATGTCTCGCTGCTTGTGGCAGGCACGACGAAGAAGACCTTCCTGCTGGATCTGTCGGGTATTCCATTCGGAACGGGACTGTCTGTGGCCTGCTCGACAACAGCAGGAGGCAACACCAACCCGTCATCGAACGTCACCGTGTATATCTACCTAACATGACGACTTTATTTGGCTATATCAGACCCGAGAGCCTTAGCAGGCAGGTGGGAGAGCGGTTCTGCGTGGTGGCGCAGTTCAAGAACACGGCTGGACCGCCAGCGCCACTGCTCTATGTATCCTCGGTCTTCGACTGTTGGGACAGCCAGAATAATCATCTCGTCAACGCGGCCCCCATCAACAATGTCACCGATGCAGGCGGGTGGGTGACGTGCCGCTACAAGCTTCTCACCGGCCCGAATCAGGTCATTACCTCACCCGGAACCTATCGCTACATCGTGACAGTCACCCTCTCGGACGGCACAATTCAAGCCTTCGAGCAGGCCGCCTTGATTGTCTCCAACCCCTGAAATCGGGTACAATAAGGCTGTAAATTCTCGAAGGAGACCGCCCTTGCGCGAAGTCCTTACAATCCATGTGGAAGGCCCACCCGCCACCGTTCTCGCTCGTACTCTGTCGTTGGGGTGCTGCCTGCCCCCTGTCCCGAAACGTCGCCTGTCTGTCGTATTCACATCTCTTGCCGAAGGAGCATCCATTATGGCAACCGTTGGTTCGCCCGTATCCGTCACTTTCCCGACCGTTCTGACCAAAGGTCAGCCGATCACCATTTCCGCCGTCGATCAGGACAACAATCCGACTACCCCAGTCGGCGTCACATTCTCTTCTGCAAGCCCCGATGTCACCGTTACTCCCGATCCTACGATCCCGTTCCTCTACTTCCTGAAGGGCGTCCCAGGAACTCCCGTATCTTCTATCGACGTCACTTTCACCGACGCAGCGGGTGATACTGTCGTCGTAACGGCTACCACGCAGGAACCTCCGGCATCCACCACGCTCATCGCCACCCCTGGTACTCCCGTATAGCGTGGTGGTTCCTGCCCTGATCGACACAGCCCACTTGAAATCAAGTGGGCTGTGTGTTAAACTAGCTTCATCCGAAAATCTGAATAGAACGACTAACTGAGGGAAAGTATGCCGCCCACACCCATAGAACTCGCCTTGCTTGCAATCATCATCCCTACCGTAATCAGCGGTATTGCGGCATACGGAAAACTGAGGGACGAAATGGCTACACTTCGCGCTGAGATCGTAGCGCTTAAAACCGAAGACACCCGAAACGCAGAGGCTATCAGGCACGAATCACGCCGAAACGACGGGCAAGACCTCTCCATCGGAGTGATCCGAGAAACCATGACACGCATCGACACCAACGTAAAAAGCCTGCTGGAAAGAGACAGCAGGCGCGCGGAAGGACACTGAAAATGCCAGGATTTAACTTCGGTGGACTACTCGGCGGTCTTCTCTCAGGGGCAGAAGCGCCTATCATACACGGCATTATGCGCGGAATCGAGTTGGACGCCCAATTCGTCTCTGACTGGATCTGGGCGCAGGAACACTCTTTGTCAGTCGATCCCACGCCGTTGAACGAACTGCTGCCCATCGCGAAGATGAACGTCTCCGAACTGCTCGGCGCAACAGGCCATCTGCTTCCCACTATCGAAGGCGCAATACTGGGCGGCTCCGATCCCGCCGCTGGTTCACGGCACGCGTACGAGGTATGGAAGGCGAAGTGGGGTCGCTAACGGCAGAAGAAATCTTTTGCCCACTGGAACGGAATGCCTGCGTTAGCCGCACACTGCTCGTCTTCGGGCCGATCCCCGACCAACAGAGAGGCATCCCAGTCAATCAGGAAACCTGCATAGAAGGCTTCGACTTCCATCAGGACGAGCATTCCCACATCGGGCTTACGAAGCAGAGACCGTCGATTGTAGGGGAAGCTTGCCTTCTCGCCTTCCATGTGGAAGCAGGATTTAAGGGAGTGAAATGGCCCCATCCCCTGCTCGCTGCGCTTGAACAATGAGAACATCGCGTCGATTTCGGCATTGACTTGTTCGGGCGTTTTGTAGCCCATCGCAACGCCGCCCTGATTGGTCAGACCGAAGATGAGGTATCCAGCGTCCCGATATTCCCAAATCTTCTCTTCGACACCGGGATAGAGCGTCACGTCATCAGGGCCATTGATGAATTTGTTCTCCCCGCGCTTGCTCAGCCGAACGGTACCGTCCAAGTCCAGGCATAAGGCGGGAACCGTCGAGCCGTTCCATATCACACCGTTGGCAGTTAGTAAGCCTTCCATATCTGATTCCTTTCAGGAGTTCCTTATGTCTTCTCCTCAAACTACACACAGTGATAAAGTTGCCGGGTGGTCCATCATCGGCCTCTTCGTGTTAGGCGTCGTAGCGGTCGTCGTAGGGGCATACGCGCCCCATCTGTCGGCGGCAGGTCAGACCGCCCTGTTTGTCATTGCTGGCAGTTGCGGCTCGGCGGTCGCGGGGAGTCTGGTCCCTCGTCCGTCAACGCCTCCTGCTCCGCCTGTCGATCCTCCCTCGCCTCTGACGTAGGGAGGGCGCGGATCAGTTCGGCTAATTCTCAGAGGCATCTAACCTACCATCGATCTTATAACTAACTCCGTCAGATTTGTAACCCGCTGACTGTTCTTCACGCTGGAACTCTGCCCAATTATCACATTGAACAGCGCACTTCTCCCGCATCTCCACCCGCCCGCGCTCCTCTGCTTCGCGGATTAACTCCACCAGGTCTTTTGCGTCAAAATCATCTATTGCCCATTCGTGGTTGATAACGAAATTCTCTACTATCTCCTCCACCGTCAGCTCTTTACTCATCTCGCAAGAAACCCTCCTCCGTTCCCATTGCTGATGTCTGGGTCGATGCTAATCCCGTTCCACGTGATCGACATGCCCTGCACGATGTTTGCTTGCGGCTTCCACGCCTCGTACTCTGCCCACCCGGTTGACTGGGCCAGCCATGTGAAGGATACGAGCCTCAACTCTTTGAGGATACGACAGGTAAGTCCGCTGCCGTAGTCGCCTACCTGGAAGATACCTCCCAGTCGCGGTTCAGGCGAGAGAGCTTCGTGCGTGAACGCTTCTTTGATGCCTTGGAAGTACTGAGCAATGCCGCCGCGTATCTGTGCTTCCGTGGCATCGAAGTCCACGGCGAAATAGATCGGGCTGTTGTAGGGCTGCTGGATCACGTCCACGGCGTAGCGATAGGCCGCTTTGCCGTCTAGGAGGCCCTGTGCGTGCGAGAAATACCCCGCGTGATCCCCAGCGTTCTCGAAGACCGCCACGAGGTAGATGCCCATGCCCGACAGGTGGAGTGCTTCCACGCGGGAAAGTTTCGTCTTGGCATGGGAGATCCCGGAGTAGTAGTATCTGGCGCAGAACTCATACCCGGCATCAAGGATCTGTTGGCCGTGTGCGGTGCAGTCTTGGGTACAATCGAATCCCTTATTGCTCATGTCCTTCTCCCTGACGGATTGCTGGAAGTGAACCCGTCTGACTCCTTGAACCCCATTACGCAGTAGCCGTCTTTGACACCGAACTGATCGCCGTGGAGTATGTACGTAACCTCTACGGGAATACATCGCGCCCTCTGCTCTGGTGTCATTATACGTCCACCTTCTCCTCTCCCACATTGCGCGGATCGAAGGTTGACAGGCGTTCCCGATGCTCCCCCTCCCTAAGTTGATTAATCTCTGTTCGGATATGCACCAGAGGTTGAGTTACGTATTCCCAACTCTCAGGATTCTCCGGGTAGAGTATCCCCCACAGGGCCGTATTGATCTCATTGATAGTCCGCCCGTAATCCTCTGACTGAGCCTGCGCCCTCTGGTATCCGCGCTCCTCCACCTTTTCTAGTATTTTTTCAAGCCTCGCCCTCCATTCGGTTTCATTGGCTCTGAAACTATATGCTATTTCGAACAGAGTCGTTTGATTGGTAACTTCCATCTAACTCACCTCCTGCAAGGTTGGAACATGCTCATCCTGCTCCGTCGCCATGTTGGAAAGAATAAGGTTCTCGAATACCAGTGTCTCAGAGGCTATCTCCAGCGCGCGCTGCTTCTGCGGTATAGGGTCCCGCATGAAATCCGATGCTGCCTGCCACACCACATTCTTCGCAAGCGTTACCTTCGCCCTCTGATCTCTCAAACTCATCGTCTGTCTCCCTTCTCTGCTAACTGATTACCACTAAAACAGGCATACTCTTCTCTGGAGAATTATGCTTTTTGTTTGCTTCCTAACTGAACTACGATGAGTAGTACCGCGCAGGTTCGTACAGGGGCGCGGTTCCACTGATTACCTCAACATTCGCCACAAGGTACATAGGCCACGGTTTTACTCCCTTACCCGCTGGGAGGCTATACCGGGATTCCGCCCGGTCGGTTTTGTCGGCTCTCTGAACGGAATGCTCTGGCTCCATAAATGGAGGGGTTGTCCGGTGCAGGCGCAACACACAGCAAACCGACAAAAACAGAAACATATTTAGCCGTCGCCGGAGCCGTAGCCGTAGCCGGAGCCGGAGCCGCCGCCGGCTCCGTAGCCGGAGCCGGCTACGGAGCCGTAGCCGTCGCCGTAGCCGTAGCCGGAGCCGGCTCCGTAGCCGTAGCCGGCTCCGGCTCCGTCGCCGTAGCCGTAGCCGTAGCCGGCTCCGTAGCCGGAGCCGGAGCCGTAGCCGGAGCCGTAGCCGGAGCCGGAGCCGTAGCCGGAGCCGTAGCCGGAGCCGTAGCCGGAGCCGTAGCCGGAGCCGGAGCCGTAGCCGGAGCCGTCGCCGGATTTTACGCCTTCCATTCCTTGACTCCTTTGATAATCTCCTCTGCCTCGGTGGTCGTGTCGATCACCTCGATGACTTCCAGCACAGTGATGCTGACAGGAACGGCGAATTTGCAGTCGTTCGGAAGCGACGTGCCGTGTATCGCCAGCCCGGAGAGGGACGCTGCTCCTGCCCAATACCAGAGCCGCCGCGCATTTTCAAGCCGTGCTTCCTGTCCTTCACGCGAAACCAGTGTTCCTGAAAAACAGCCTGCGTTTTGCGTCCGAACGATTACATACTTACCGATCTGAGTGTCTGACATTTCTCTCTGTCTCCTTCTGTTGTTCTCTCTAAACGAAACGTACCCTGCAAACTCTGATACTGAAGGGAGACGAAGCCGATCCAGGTGAGTTCACAGGGTACGCAGGAGTGGCAGAGAGTGAGCCACGACTGTTAAATTGTATCTTCGTATCACCTGGGTCAAACTAGCTTCGTCTACAGTAAATATACCCGCTATTCAGTTTTTGTGCAACCCTACGCCAACTCTTTTTCAGGAACGAGGAAATATTCGGTGCGCTCCGGCACCGTGTTCGTGGATGCGAAAGCATATTGGGCAGCAAAGCACAATCAGGTTCCAGAGTAGCCCGTCCGCACTCTTCTCTGCAAACGCCTGCACCTCTCGAATGTCAGACATCAGATTCCTCCTTGATATGCTCGACAACCCCTTGTGCATCTGGTTTGCCCCACTTACGATCCTTATTGATTTCGAACTTTTCGTGCGCAACTGCTTCGAGATCAATTTGATTTCGGAAGCATAGCTAACGCCATAACATCTTGCTTTCCCATGTTCATTCTCCTATGGCATCTGACATCGGATGACAGCGACCGTAAACAGGTCGCCCTCTTTGAGACACATACCCGCAGGTACGATGCACCGAACGTGATCTATCTCCGGGTCTATGGTTCGCACCGCATGATTGAACAGGATCACAGGCCGTCCATTGTCCATCATTACAGGCGCTACGGCCCTCGTAGGAGGCTGATAGGTTCCCTGCTGGACGGTATCGCCCTCCACCTTGAACGAAGTCACAGGAGCAGAGAAGAACGATTCTTCCGGTGGTGCCAATGCCTTCGCCTTCTCAATGCAGGACATGCACAGAGTCCCATCATCGCCGCACGGCTCTCCACACTCGCACCACGGCCCCGGATTTACCGTGTTCGGAGCAGGAGGTAAAGCAGGCGTTTCAGGCTTGTATTCTGCCTCTATAACATTGTTATCATGTTGCAGCAAATCGTCCACGTGGACGATTTGAGATCGTTTTGCCGATATTTTGGCATTTTGTGTGTCTTCATCCCATCTCTGAAGAATCGATTTGATGTGTTCGACAGTTCTGATTTTCTTCTGCTTGTACTGCTTGATGAGTTCGAGTTTTTGTTCCTTCGGTCTGGCGTAAGTCAATTTGTAGTGCGACCATGACCAACCTACGCTCTGGTCATATACCCACTCTCTTGCGATCTTCATACACTCCATCATAAAGATAGCGCGCTCCCCGAAATGCTTCTCGCAGAAAGCGAATTTATCTCCATGCTCCAGGGGGACTTCAAGTAGAGTATTGCCAATCTCGAACCGTACAGCGACCGTCAATCCTGTTTCCAGGTTGAGGAGTTCACCAAGGTACTTTTTGTATTCCGGCATCGTCGGATTGTCCGAAGAGGGAACCGTAGTCAGCCCCAGACTGTGTATCTTCAAAACCAGATCGTTCATGCTATGATTTTCCCTTCACCATCAAATACGCACCTTTGAAGCACGGCGCATTGACTGACCTGTACATGCTCTCTATCGGAACGTCGTGCCCTCGGACGACCACTCCAGCACCGTGCTGATGCTTTCGACCGCAATACGGACACTCATTGACGACCAGCCACCACTTCCCGTCAACGTTTATCGCCGCTGCTTCCACCTTCGGAATATCGCTCAATTTCATCTCCTTTCAAAGCACTTTGTGAAACATAGTGTAGCCCTTCGGGCCTGAGACTCACTCTCCCAACTCTCTCCCTCCCTCTGGCTGTAGGTTTGGGAACTTGCGTTCTTTGCCTACATTTCAGCCGTCGGTCGGTCGGTCGCAGTCTTCGTTCGCTCACCGCCTTTGTCAGAGCAAGGCGGAACCCCTTCAATTCCCATCGGCAGGATTTGAACCTGCGAGTTCCCGCCATTGGCCCAATCGGATTGTACATATCCTATGCGGCGGCGGACGTTCTACCAGACTGAACTACGATGAGCCAAACAGAAACACACCTCCGAAATCATGACTAGTGAGGATCGGAGGTGTGTCGTAGACCACTGCGCTTGCGACGCCGGTCATTCTTCACGGTATGAAATTCTGTGTACCCTCACTAGTCGTATTCATTATACACAGAACTCTGATTTTTGGCAACCCTCAGTAACCGTACGGCTTCGTGATGTCGTAATCCTTGTCGATATTGCTCTCCTTCTTGCCTTCAACCACCGTCCTCATCGCCGCATCGAAAGCCGCATCCTGTGGCGTCTTCTGCTCCGATGGCAGGGGAGGGAAGGGGTCTGAATCGTCGATCAGATCACGTACAAGACAGACTTTCTTGCCCGTACCATCCCTTTGGAGTTGATACACCGCTTTATGTCCTAAATTGATCAGTGTATAGAACCGCTTGTTGGTTAGGACAAGGCTTGCGCTCAGGGTGGCGAGGTTCCCATCGTGGAAATAGACCTCACTGCGTTTGGTTGTCACTTCCCGACTCCTCTCTGCCGGAAACAATATCCCAGAACAACGGATTATTGGCTTTTGGTTTGTCTCCTGACGGTCCTGAGATGACGGGTATGGGCAGGCTTCTTGAGTCGTTGAAATAGCCCACGATGTAGTCTCTGCCTGCAACGCGCTCTAGCCAGCAGTGCCGCGTGTAGTATGGTCCTTCTCCCCGCACCGCTTCGAGTGCTTTCTCAGGATTCTGCTCCGTCACGTCGATGGTGTTCCACGGATCTAATCCCTTTACCAGTTGACTGTTTGTCTTCAGAGTGGCGCCTCTCGGAATCGCTCGTTTTGCCATTATCTTAATGACTCCTTCCTTTCCATGATCCTCCCGACTGACTCTATCACCCAGTCCAGCCCTTGCGGGATGAGGTAGATACTGGATCTGTGCGCGCTCCATGCCCGGAACAGGTTGCACAGGCTCTCCTCTGCCTCCTGCGCCGTTTTGAACTCGATCAGCAGTCCTGTCTCGTCTCCTGCCTTGTAATAGATTCCCACGGTATAGATGCTGTCTTCGTACCACTCCTGAGACTCTTTTCTTACCGATCCGTCAGGATTGATACCCTTCCATTCGGAGTCTTTGACCATGCATTCAAGGGGGCGGCAGTCCACCCAGAGATGCCTCAGATCATCCAGACACACAAAACAGAGAGGTTTCCCAAGGTGTTTGATCTTTACCCACATGCTATACCTCTGGAATTTGCCTCGAATACAGCGCGCGCAAACCCTTCAGGGGTCTGGCTGCGCAAATTCGACCTTTCTGATGAGGGAGGCAAAAGGTGCATTTTGCTACCTTCTCCCGGTATCACTCTGCGCTTCTTCGGAAATACAAACCCTCCTCCCGTCCATAGGCATGTCTTCTTTGTGTAGGCGTCTCCATTGGGATTTAGATACCCGCCGAAGTCGCATGGATCGAATGAGTAGTCAGGCTTTCTCCAGTAGGTTGACAGAGTGCTTACCGGGTTTTCCACCATGTACGGAGCCTCTGTCCATTCGCATATCTTGCGCGCCGCTTCCACAATGCCGATTGCTTCATGGAGAGCTGACAATCCTTTTTCCTCAAACCACCTCGCCCCACTGACTGCAAGGTGCGTACACGGAGGGAAAGCGAAGCAGATTGCATACTCTCCGCGCGGCGGTAAGTAGTTGCGAATGTCTGCGTTGACAAACTCAATCCCCCCTCTGTAACCGTTCACGTGCTGCGTGTCTACGCATACACAACGATAGCCTGCATCTGCCCAAGGGCGCACCATGATTGCAGTACGGTCGCACAGGCTGATAACTATTTGAGGTTTCATGTCGCTATCGGCTCCTTCGGACTGGTGACGCGCATCGCCTTGATGCAGTTGACGAGTTCGCCTTTGGGAAGCGCGGCGGCGTCGAGGAAGTCCTGCGTTGTCCAGGCGTCAGGGTTCAGTTTCGGGTTGATAACTAACAGCATCTCCTTGTACATCGCCACGTTCGCCGATTCCCATCCGGCCTCTGCCATCTGCGCCTTCAGGAGTGCGGACGCCTGCGCCTTGTTGACGGTCGGAGCGGGCTGCGCGTCCTGTACCTCTCCGCTCTCCTGCACTTCGGCAGGACGGTATTCCGCCTCGTATGTGTCCTGATGCGGCGGGGTGGGTCGCTGCGGCCTCTGCTCCTCCATGTCCTGTGTGAAGAACTCAGAGCCGCCGACGGTGTTCAGGCAGACTGCGACGAACGCTCTCTTTTCCGCCATCTTTAGAAAGGTGTTCACTTTGTCGCAGATGTCCGGGTCCGGGATCTGCCCGACAGGTTGCGCTTCGATCTGCCTCCAGAGATCACTGTTCTGCCCGAACGTTGCCCCACATCCCTCGATCTTCTTCCAACAGTAGAAGGAAGGATTGTCCTTTGAGCGGTTGATCGTCGGCTTGCCACAGTTAGGGCATGTCTTCTTCAGGGGAATGTACCGATACTTCTTCTCCCAGCTATTACACGAGCCGTCGGCGTCTCCCATGAACTTCTCGCCCCGATAGACCGAGCATTTGATGAGGTAGTAGAAGAAGGGTTCTCCGCCGTGGTCTGCCCCCGTCCAGTCCTCGATTTTGTCCACGACGGTGTAACGAGCCGACATGCCGAACGCCTTGATAAGCTTTTCGGCACCCGACTTGTACAGCACCTTTTTCTTCGTGCCGGGCAGCACGCCATAGTCGCCTTCGCCGTTCTCGCCTTCCATTAGAATACGCGATGCATAATCGTTCATCATGTCGCGACGCGCTATCGCCTCGTCAACCGTCATCACTGGCAGATAGTTGTCTGCCTCCGTCCGTACAACCAATTTCATATCAGACATTTGTTTCCCCCCCTCTGCTCTCCCGAGAGCCTTCATTGAAAGTTCATCGGCAATCTCTTGTAGTCTCCAGTAGTCGTCACACTTCTCGTCATGTGAGCATTGCCAGCACGATGCGTCGTGAGTAAATACCCGCATGTGTTCCTTCAGAGCCTTATACATGTCCGGCGCGGCTTTCAACTTGTGTAGCATCTCATCCCCGCAAAAGCATTGCGCGACCGTGTGACCATCGTCAAAGCAGAGGAAGGTTCCATTGCCTCCGCGAGATATTTCCAGTTCGTCATTTTTGCTCATATCCCATGCTCCTCTTTCAGTCTTGCGACTGCTGCCTGCCCGACCTTTGCCAGTCGGGCCTCCGTGATTGCTCTCTCTGTCGCCTGCACTGCCGCCCAGACTTCCTCCCACGACCGGCAGATGTAGCTGCCGCCCCGGTCGCATAGCGCCTGCTGTGCCTCTCTGACGGGCGTAGAAGAGCCTTTTAGCTCCACGGCGACAAATACCCCTACCGGCCACTCTTTGCCGCGTATAAACAGGTCTGGCAGTCCTGGCGTGTTGCCCTGCCATCCGGGATGAGGGAGGACGTTGCCGCATTTGCCGCAAGTTTGCCCTCCGCGTGGCTTTCCTGTCTCCATCACCTCGTATCCCTCGAACTTCAGGCGATCGATAACCCCCTGTTGGAGGTCGGCCTCCAATACCTTTTCTTTCGGTGCGGCTTGCCTCTCGTATCCTTTTACGTGTTCGGCGTTGGTCTTTGTGGTCCCGTAGCTGCATCCGGGCTCCATGCAGACGAGCAGGTATCCCATTGGAGTGAGGGCGACTTTGTGAATTGGGCATATCGCTGTCATCGCTTGCTCACCTCCTGATAGATTTGCGTGATTACGACACACAGTCCGGTGGCGCCGATCAGCACGCAGAACAGAAACCAGCAGAGCCGGTCCCGGCGCGCCTGCCTCTCCTGGCCCCTGAGCGTCTCCCTCTCGCGCCTGCGGGTCTGCTGCTGCACGATCTCGGTTGTGCTGTTGGGCCACTTTTCTTCGTCGTAGGTAAAGCCCTGTGATGGGCTGCCGTCGATGTCATTCACCGTCGTTCTCCTTTTTGGGGTAGATGCCGCCGTTTCGGATCTCTCCAGGGTTCAGTCCATCTATGATGAGTTTGCCGAGCGAATCCAGAGAAAATACTGTCACGTCGGCGAATGAGTAGCATTTGCCTCCTCCTGCGAAATGGACGATACTGAGGTATTCATCCGACGCGCCACGACAGGTAAACAGCAGTCCATCGATCTCGCAGACCATAACGATAAGGCCGGCTGTACCGGTGTTGGATGCAAATGCGGGAATGGAGTGGACGGCGATCCTGCTCACATCGATGTCGAGAGTGTTCGTGCAGAGCGTTCTCAGATGCTCGATATGCGCCTGCCTTGCTTTCGACGCTGCTTCTGCCTCTTCGTGCCTTTTGCGCTCCTGTGCTGCCTCGTAGGAGGCAATAGCGCGTTGTTTTAGTGTTTGTGGTATGCTGTTCATGCAAGCACAATCCTTTCTGTTCTGTATCACTTCCCCGGCCCTCAAGAGCCGGGGCTTTTTCATGCTCTCAGTGCGAGAGAGATCAGGCTGTCGCGTACGCTCAGGGAGGGACTACCGAAGGGGGAGAGATCCCCACCCGCCTCTTTTGCCTGATTGTAGAGTTCTCCTAGTAGGTCAGCCCGTGCTGATAAATAGGTCCGCGTGATTTCTGCTTCATGAGTTTCACTCTCAATCAGTGCTGCCCCCTCTTCCCATTTGTCCCTATCGTTGTCATATAGAGGATATATCGCCTCCCATTTCTCCGCGTTGTCGGCGATGACAGCCTCGTAATCGGCCCTTGCTTTACGATACGTTGCTTTGGTTATCGGTCGCATTCTTTGCCTCCCTAGCTTTCTTCCGCATGTCGCTGTTCATCGCCTGCTCGATGAGATGACTGACGAACAGACTCTCGCCTCCGAACTGCTGCGCCTGTGTCTCTACCCACTCCTTGACGGGTTGTCGGACCCGTGTGTGGATGATACTACCCCGCAGTAGAGAAGGCGCTTTGCGGGGCTTCTCTCTCCAATTCGCTGATGTCATTGGTTCTCCTCAGTGGAATAATCTGGCACACGTTTTACAAACCTGTTCCGATTGGAACTCCTCTGCCAGTTGGTCAAGGGAACGCATTGCCGAGTTCGTAAATTTCTCGACCGAAACCCCAAATCGACGATTGCAGAGTGTTGTGAGAGTTGTCGGAGGTTGATCCTCGTACCCCTGTTCAGACCAAATGGCATGTACCCTACCGCCGATCCTTTTTCGCCATACTCCAAATCTCATGCGTTTGCCCCTTCCAGCCTCAGCAATTCGAGGAGTGTGTCAGCCTCCCATTCGTGATAGGCCGACTCTGCCGCCGACCATGCCGCCGCCCGTGCCGACCATGCCGCCGACCATGCCGCCGCCCGTGCCGACCATGCCGCCGCCCGTGCCGACCATGCCGCCGACCATGCCGCCGCCCATGCCGCCGACTCTGCCGCCGACCATGCCGCCGACCGTGCCGCCGACCGTGCCGACCGTGCCGCCGACTCTGCCGCCGACTCTGCCGCCGACCGTGCCGCCGACCCGGCCGACCCTGCCGCCGACTCAGCCGAAGACTCTGCCGACG